CATTTTGAAAAACTTCCAGAGGGATCGCAAGAACCAGTGATTGTATGAATCATAGGAAAAGAAAACAATTAGAGAACCAAAAAAAGAAGAAGATGTATACTCCCGAGGGATATATTTCAGATCCACCAGATTCTGTTTGTCCTCATTGTGGTAAAAATAAAAAACCTTGTTCTTATGTAAATAGTTTAAGTCGTGCTTGGTCAAGGAGTGCTTGTGCTAAAAAAAATTCAAAATTTTCTTGAAAGAGATCAAGATATTTCATATCATATAGAATTTATTTACATCTATATTACGATCAAAGAAACTATAGATATTATAAGTTCTCATTTAAAGAATGCAACTTTACAATTCATCAGAAGACTATCTTTACAATTTAGAAACTTCATCACCATCAGAAGCAAAAAAATTGTGGAAAAAATCAATTAAAGAAAAATGGGGACATAAATGTGCATATTGCAAATCTGAAGAAAAACTAACCATAGATCACATCATTCCACAATCAAAAGGGGGGAAGGATTTGTTATTTAATATGGTTTGTGCTTGTGCAAAATGTAATTTTTCTAAATCTCAAGAAAACTGGGAGATTTGGTATAAAAAACAAAATTTCTTTACTGAACAAAGGATGTGTGATATAGTTAACTGGATGAAAGAAAATGAACAGAAAAAACATCTGTATAGATATAAAATAAGAAGAAATAATGCTTCTTAACAAATTTAAATTTTTTTTTTTTTTAATATGAAATTTACAGTATACTCTAAAAATGGTTGCCCTTACTGCGAAAAAATTAAAGCAGTTTTATTTGAGATTTCACCAAGTCTGGGAGCAGATATTGAAGTGAATGAACTTGATATTAATTTCAATCGTAATGAATTCTATTCAAAATTTGGAGTTGGATCAACATTTCCACAAGTTGTATTTGACGATAAAAATATTGGAGGATGTTCAGATACAATCAAATATCTTCAAGAAAATAATATGCTTTAATGGAATCTATAAATAATTTTGATGATAATGATATAAACCGTGGTGTTGAATTAATGCTTCGTAGTAAAAGGAGGAAAGATTTAGAACCAAAAGATGAATTAAAAAAATTCAGTTTTGGAAAAATGTTTTCTCTTTTTAGGAGAGACATACATTTTAAAATTGAATTACTTGTAGAATGTAAAAAATAGTCTCTCGGAGGATTACTAAAATGTTAGCAGCAGAACTCACACTATTTTGCTTAATAACTATTCTTTTCTTATTTGTAGGTGGAGTTATTGGTTGGCTAACAAAATCTCATATATATGAGAGCCAAATTAGGCAAGTATATACACATCCAGAAATGTTTGATTCAAATGGAAATTTGATACCAGACGAAATATTAGCAGTACGATTTGAAAATGGCTATGACGACTACGACGAAGAGGAAAACGACGACGAAGACTGCTAAGACTTCAGAAGTCGAAGAAAAATTACCCCCAAATGCTTTAGTCTCAGAAATTCTTCAACTTGTTTCTAAACAAAGAACAAATCAAAAGAAGATTGAAATTCTGAGAGAATATGAGCATGATGCACTAAAAGCAATTTTTATTTGGAATTTTGATGAAACAGTGATATCACTTCTACCAGAAGGTGAAGTTCCATACTTTGGTGATAATAGTATGAAAACTTCTACGATTTCAGAAAGAATCGATGAAGCAGTGAAGCAAATGGATTCTAAAGGATCCCTTGGTGCAATTGACCAAAGACATTCCACAATTAAAAAAGAATATACAAAATTCTATAATTTTGTAAAAGGTGGTAATGATTCTATGAATGGAATTAAAAGGGAAAATATTTTTATTAACATATTAGAAGGAATCCATCCACTTGAAGCAGAAATTCTCTGTCTTGTAAAAGATAAAAAACTTCAGCAAAAATATAAAATTACTAAAGAAATTGTTTCTGAAGCATATCCTGATATTAAGTGGGGGAACAGGGGTTAATAGTTAATGAATATTATACATAAAGATTGTGATATTTCACTTTCAAAAGATAAAAGTTTACCACTAGATTCATATCTAATAACTTATCTTTCTAAAAATGAAATTAAATATGATATTGTCCAATCTTCTAGTAAGGTTGAAATTTTTGATTATTATCATGATAACTATGGAGGTGAAAATATCAAATCCATTATATGGACTAGTGGAACAGTAAATCCAAAACTTTACGGATATAAATCCAAAACAGAAAAAAAGAAAAAATAGTATCATAAGATACAAAAAAAATTGTATATATAGAAATACGTTCATCGCATTTGCGACGGAAGTAAGCCGACTCGGAACGGATCGTTCATCTATGGAAGCACTCGTATTGACCTGTCTTCAGTTTAATATACTAAAGACAAGAGTGTATAACTATCCTGGATTACCAAAACAAATTAAAGGTAATATTATCTGGGAGTTGAGACAAGTACGAAGTGGGGAGTGCAGTATAGACGCAAAAGCCGACTGAAGGAACGCTCTTTAACTTAAAAACCTAAGGAGAAAACCTAATGTCTAAAGTAGTATATCGTGGTGTTGAGTATGACACCCAAAAACGCCTTGAGTATCAACAACAAATGATGCAACAACCCCAACAATACAACGAAACATATCGTGGTGTTAAGTTTGTAAAAGAAGGGCATAAATGATGAAAAAACTTAATTTTCTTCAATTAATTAAAGAAAAAAAATTAAAAGAAGATCGTAAACACAAAGCGCAATTAGCACAGATTGTTGGAGCAAAGTAGTGAAAGACTACACATATCATTATGATGATGTGGATAAAGATAGCAGACCACCTGCTTGTTATCTCTTAACTTATAGGGGATGTAAGTATTGGTCTTGCTATCGAATACATTTACGAGATTGGTTTGAACAGATGATATCTTTTGAACCAATATTCAATAGGAAGGGTTGATCCCTTCCTTTTTTTGTGCTAAAATCTTTGAAGAGAACCCTATCTTATGGACAAAGAAAAATTAAAACTCATTGTTCGCAATCTCGAATTACTTGTAGATTCTCTAAAAGCAGAAATTTATTCTGATGATATAAGTCATTTAGACTTTCAAAAACATAAAGAAGAAACAATTAGAGATTACGACGAAATTTTTGAGGATTATGATGACTAAAAGAGCAAAGGAACTTGTAAAAATGCTAGAACGTTTGTTAAAGCAAGATCATCTTTATTCCGATGAACAAATTAAAGAAATAAAATCACAATTAAGAGTTGCAAAAGAAGAGATTGTGAGAATAGAAGAACAAACATCAAAGGGATTTAAAAGGGTAAAATAATTTTATGAAACAAATTGTTAAACTAATTTCTGTCACTCAGGGTGCAGGAGAACTTGCAGGAAAATCTGCACAAGAAGTGATTACTTATACTGCCCGTGTAAGTAATCCAGGCAACCAACTTAAATTTGATACTGCTGCTGGACTTCTTCGGTATTGTATTAAGCAAAATCATTGGTCTATTTTTGAGCAAGCAGATATGACCCTTGAAATTAATACTACTAGAGGTATCGCAGCACAAGTGCTTCGTCATAGGTCTTTTACATATCAGGAATTTTCTCAACGTTATGCAGACACAAAACTTCTAACTGATCTTCCTGAAGTTCCTGAACTTCGCAGACAAGATGAAAAGAATCGTCAGAACTCAACCAATGATCTTGATGTGCATGTGAGAGAAAAGTTTGAAGGAATGATTGAGCAACACTTTGAGGAAGCACAACGTCTCTACGATAAGATGCTTGATGCTGGAGTTGCAAAAGAATGTGCAAGGTTTGTTCTCCCACTCTCAACCCCAACCAGAATCTACATGAAGGGCTCTGTAAGGTCATGGATCCATTATATTGATCTACGATCTGCCCATGGCACTCAGAAAGAGCATATGGACATTGCAGAAGCAGCACGTTGTGTCTTTATCTGTCAGTTTCCTGATATTGCAAAGGCACTTGGATGGGAACCAGAAAACTGTCCAGAGTGCCTTGATGCACCATCTATTACAATAGAATAAATATTTTAGTAACAAATTTATAATTATGCCCACATACAGATTTGAAAACACTGAAACTGGAGAAATCTTTGAGAAGTGGATGTATATGGCAGAAAAAGAACCATTTCTCAAAGATAATCCTCACATTAAACCTCTTATCCCAACACAAATGAATGTTGGGGAAGTTGGTGATTTACTAAGTAAGCATGTCAATAGAAACCCAGGTTGGAACGATGTTCTAAAAAAAGTTTCTAAAGTCCCAGGTTCAAACGTAAAACCAATTTGATATATGGCAAGAAAAAGAAGAAACAATGGTGAACAACCAATTGGAGTTGGATTAACCGCAAAGCAAATGAAAAGAAAAAAACCAATCAATTCTGAATATTTGATTGATATTGATCCTCTTACTGAAAATCAAAAAAAATTATTTGAGTCTTATTCACAAGGAAAACATATTGTAGCTTATGGTGCTGCAGGAACAGGAAAAACATTCATCACTCTTTATAATGCTCTTAAGGATGTATTGAATGAACATAGTCCATACGAACAAATTTATATTGTTCGTTCACTAGTTGCTACTCGTGAAATTGGTTTCTTGCCAGGAGACCACGATGATAAGTCAGCACTTTATCAAATTCCTTATAAGAATATGGTAAAGTATATGTTCCAAATGACATCTGATGCTGATTTTGAAATGCTTTATGGAAATTTGAAACAACAGGAAACTATTAAATTCTGGAGTACTTCATTTCTTAGAGGATCAACATTAGATAATTCTATTATTATTGTTGATGAGTATCAAAACTTAAACTTTCACGAATTAGATTCTATTATTACTCGTGTTGGTGAAAATAGTAAGATTATGTTCTGTGGAGATGCTACTCAATCAGACTTAGTGAAAACTAATGAAAGAAATGGAATTAGTGATTTTATGAATATAATTCGTAAAATGCCTTCATTTGAAGTTATTGAATTTGGAGTAGATGATATTGTTCGTTCTGGACTAGTTAAGGAATATATTATTGCAAAAATGGAAGCAGGTTTTTGATGTTTAATTATGTTGATTTGAAACTTCCCAAACTTGAGAGGGAAACTATAGATGGTGTTCGTTATTATAAAGTTCCTGATGAGGAAGAACTTTTAAAATTAGTTTCAATCACTTCTGTAACTAGTCATAAAAATAGGCAATTCTTTGCAGAATGGAGAAAAAAAGTTGGTGATGAAGAAGCAGATAGGATAACAAAAAAAGCAACTAGTCGTGGTACTGATATGCATACTCTTTGTGAGTTGCATTTGAAAAATTGCGATTTATCTGATGATGTTCTTCCCATTTCAAAGATTTTATTTTCTGTTGCTAAACCTTATTTAAATAATATAAATAATATTCATGCCCTTGAAGATTCTTTGTATAGTAAAGTACTGGGTGTTGCGGGAACAGTAGATTGTATTGCTGAATATAATGGTGAATTAGCAGTTATTGACTTTAAGACTTCTAAAAAGCCAAAACCACGAGAGTGGATTGAACATTACTTTGTCCAAGCAGTTGCATATGCTTGCATGTTATATGAATTGACTGGTATAATGGTAAAAAAATTAGTCATTATAATGGCTTGTGAAAATGGAGAATGTATCGTTTATGAAGAATATGACAAAGCAAAATACATCAAACTTCTCGGGGAATATATTAGAGAATTTGTTAGAGATAAACTTCAGCAGTATGAATAGTCAAATAAAAAAAGAAATAGAGAAAAAGTTTTTGTGTTCTCAAAAATTTTCACAAGAAATTGAAAAAATAGTAAAAAATTCTAAAATGAATTATATTGATGCTATTATTTCATATTGTGAAGAGAATAATATTGAGATTGAAGTTGCATCAAAACTTGTTTCCAAACCTTTGAAGGAAAAACTTAAAAATGATGCTATAGAATTGAATTTTCTTAAAAAAACAACAAGAGCAAAATTGCCTTTATGAGATGTGACTCCATTTGAAGTTTATAAAAATTATTTGGCATTTAAAAATCATTTCACAAAAAAAGAATACGATTATTTTAAATATTGTGGAAAGTCTAGAGCATCTCTAGATTCTTTCCATAAAAGAAAAGATAGATTCTTTTTTGAAAGAACATCAAGACAAAAAAGTGATGATGAAATAAAATTTTATTTTGTTGCTAATTTTGTAGAATGCAGTGATTCTCAAAATTTATGGATTGGTGAAATTATCAAAAACGGAGAATGCACTTACAAGGAATGGTTAAAAAAAGTACAAAGTTTAACCTATCTCTTTAAAACAGAAGTAGAAGTATTTGTTAATAAAGAAAACTTTAATAATTTATTTGAATGTAGAAATGGTCAACATCCAGAGTTATTAAAGTTGTATTTGCAAAATGCAATTAGTTTAGAAACAATGGTTATATTGAATTTAATTTTAAACTATGTTGATAATTTTGATAAAAAAATGACCGATCCTGTGTGGGAGACAGTAAGTTTAAAGATAAAGAAATACACTCCCTTTCTAAATATTGATGTAGAAAAATACAAAAAAATGTTAAAGGAGATAGTGCTATGAGTAGATTTTTTGATTCAGAAATGGTCAGAGAATCGTTGTCAGAATTGGACAAAATGCAAGAAACATTGTTGTACGATGTTTTCCACTTGCCATTTTATAGCACTGAGGAGAAAAAAGAGCATTTGCAATTAATGAGAGATTTTTTAGAAAAACAAAAAATCTTTATTTTCAGAATATCTCTATCTGATGATCCAGAAGCAATTGAAATGAAAAACAAAATTATGGAGTCTGCAAAAATGTTTGGATTAAAAGAAGGGGATACACTTGATCAATTTTTTGATAAAATGCAATCTTCACTAAGTAACCTTGAGAAAACACTTGACATTTAATTGATTCTCTGCTACAATTTAAAGGTAGGTAATTTCTACCTAAACAATACAAAAATACTCAAATACTAAAATACACATGAGCTTTCAAGATCTTAAAAAACAATCAAAAATGGGTTCTCTTACTGAGAAACTCATCAAGCAAGTTGAAAAACTGAATGATTCTGGAACAAAAGACGATGATCGTCTTTGGAAACCCACTATGGATAAGAGTGGTGTTGGATCTGCAGTTATTCGATTTCTCCCTGCCCCAACTGGATGTGAATATCCTTGGGTACAAGTATGGTCTCACGCATTCAAAGGTCCTGGTGGATGGTTGATTGATAATTGTTTGACTACTCTTGGTTCCTCCTGCCCTGTTTGTGAAGCAAACCGTGAACTTTGGAATACTGGTAGTAAGGACAATCAAAACATTGTTAGGGATAGGAAGCGTAAACTGTCTTATTATTCAAACATTTACGTTGTAAAAGATCCAGGAAATCCAGACAATGAAGGAAAAGTTTTTCTTTATAAGTTCGGTAAGAAAATCTTTGATAAAATTTCTGCTGCTATGCAACCAGAATTTGATGATGAAGAACCAATTAATCCATTTGATTTTTGGAAAGGTGCCAATTTCAAATTGAAGATCTTGAAGAAAGATGGATATTGGAATTATGATAAGTCTGAATTTGCTTCCCAATCAGTTTTGATGGATGATGACGACGACCTTGAAAAAATCTATAGTTCCCTTTATGATTTGAATGAATTTACAAATCAAGGTGAATTTAAATCTTATGCTGATCTCAAGAAGCGTTTGGATTCTGTTCTTGGACTTCGTGGTTCAGTTAAAGTACAAGATGAAGAAGTTTCTGATGAAGAAGATGATTGGAAAAATTCTATTTCCAAGGATGTAGTTAAAGAAGAAAAATCTTACAATAATACTAACACATCTTCATATGGTTCAGACGATAGTGAAGATGAAGATGAAGACGATGCTCTTAGTTATTTTCAAAAACTTGCAGAGTCGTAAATAATTAAAAGACCCTCAAATATTTGAGGGTCTTTTTTTATTCATTTGATATTTTTTTAGTTTTTTCGTTAATGTAATTTGGTATATTTTTATCATATCTCATTATGTTTTTAAATTCAGTTAAAAATACAGACAAATATTCTTTTTTAATAATTAATATATTTCTCTTTTCTTCATTTTTTTTAACTTCATATTCATAATTTGTTATTTCTCTATTTGGATCGGAAACTTCTACAATTTCATTTGAAGTATTGATATAATCTGCCGTGTATCCAAATTTTTGAATTTTTACTTCTAATCCTTCTAATGGTGCAGTCATTGGATTTACTGTTGTAATTTGAATCTAAATACTGGTATTATTTCATTATTTTCCTCTTCACCAACTATTTCATATAATAATTCAGTAATTGGTATATCAGTTTCACCGATAAAATCTAAAAATTCAATTATAATTGAATCATCATATCTTCTGTCAACTATAATAAATCCACCCCAACCAGAAGGCCAAGGTGTTAAGGTATTTGTTAGTTCAACTGGAATATCATCTTCTCTTCCGAGAACATTCAATGTTGATGTTTGGATATTTATATCAGTAACAACCACTAACAACGGACCATCCCTTCCTTCTACTTCATTATATTGATTTAGATTCACAGTTACTGTTGAATCTAATGGTGGGAAAGTATTTATATTATAGTCTAAATCTGCATCATTAGTATCAAAATTATTTTCATATTTTTGATCTACGACAAGACCAGGTTTTACAATAGTTCTATTATATTCATCTATTACTTCTTTTGTTTCATATCCATAGATTTCTAATAATTTTTCTTCACTTCCATATTTTTCTATACAATAATTATAAAGAGATTCATTATCCAATGGCCATTGATCATTTAGATTTGTAATATTATTTGTAATCAAGATAACCCAATCTAGTTCCTCATCATCATAAACTTTTTTGGCAATTTGATCTGGTCTTTCATTATCTTCAATTTTATAAGAATTTAATGCAGTTATAGAATTTAAAATATCTTCTCTGATCTTTGCTCTTTTAAATATATTTTTTACTTCAATATAATCATCACTTGAATTTTTATCTGGTAATAGTGATGGGTAAAGTAGGTTTGGAAATTCTTTGAAGTATGCCATTTTTAGTATCCAATATCTCCTGGTAGAACGGGTGGATTATCACCACTTTTAATTAGTGGACCATCTTCTTGATAATCACTTTCATAAATTGGTTCTAGTTCTTGGAAACCTAAATTCAATGTTAGTGATACAGGTTGCCCTTTATCATATGCAGCCCATTCACCATCTGGAGCATATACAACTGTACATGCTGTTAATGCACATATTTTAAATTTATTTAAACCTTCTATAGATTCATTTTCAGTTTTATATTCAAGTTTAAATACATTAGGTGTTCCTAAAAACAAAGATCTTGCACCAGAACCACCTTGAGCATTTTGTTTTTTTGCTGCCATTCCTTGCTTAAAGAAACGAATTATTTTTCTTACGTCTGCTGCTTCTCGGGAACTTCTTGGACTTAATCTATATCCAAAAGTAAACTGACGAAGTGTTGGACCATTAAATAAAAGTTCCATATTTGAGTTTGGAACTATACCAAATCCTCTTGCTAAAATTGTTTCCGCAGGAACTTCAAACCCACCTTGTTTTAAAATTTGTGATGATAGTGCTGTTTTTAATTGAGCTAAAGCATCTGGACTTAATCCACCATTTGAAACAAGTTTTAAAAGTAATGCTGTTGGTGTAATGTTTGGACCACCAGCAGCTTGTGTTAGTCCTGATAATGCAGCACCCATCGCAGCAGGAGCAAAATTATTTAAAACTTCTGCTGTTGCTGCAGAAGACAAATTGTTCATTTCATCCGAACCCCAAGCAACGTTATTGGAATCCTGTATTCCATTTGGTATTGGTAATATAACTGTTCCAATGAGATCTTTTTTTGCAGTTCCTCTTTCGAGACCTAAATTTAAAATGTCTCCAATTCCACCAGATGTTAAAGCATTGGTAAAGATATCACCTTTTGGTGGTTGATAAGTATATTGTGTTATTTGTAATGTATCTTGTTTACTTTTTAATATGTCTCTTGGGTAAACAGTTGTGCCACCATAAACTTTTTTTGCATTTGCACTAGTAAAATTTGCATTAATGGAAATTCCTGGTGAAAATATATTTCCAATAGCTGCTATTCCACTTGGTGGTGCAACTCCAGGTGGACCTTGTGATGTACCAGGTGGTTGTCCTTGTTGTGATTGTTGTGCCCAACTTGGCAATACACTGCCATTTGCATTTCCACCATTTCCTCTTTGGGCACTCAAAACATCTTTTTGTATGTCCAAATATAAAGAATTAGTTTGTGTTTGATTTATGTTTAGATTAGTTAATACTGTTTGATTGAAAACACCATTGGAAAATATTGGATATGTCCCTACAGAAAGAATTCCTTTTTCTTTTAAATTGACATTACCATTTGATGGGTCATATTCCAAAACAAACTCTACTGTTCTGCCCCCATAGGTTGTGGTGAAATATGGATCTTTTCCAATATTTTGAAATGCCATTTATGGTGCGTCCCAAACTTTTGTTTTAAATACTGGTTGTCCTCTTTTATCTACAAACTTTTCTGTCGGAAGTATAGATACTTCTTTCCATTCTTTTTGTGGAACTTTAAATAAATTACTCATAACACCAGAGAACAAATATTTATGTAGTGTTTTTTTAGGTGCATTTACAATTCCTTCTTTATTTAGATAGGATAATGCAACGTTCCCACGATATTGTGGATTTAAGTAATGTAAATTTGATCCAAAGAAAGTTCCTTCTCTTGGGTTGACTTCTATAATATACGTCAATGGATGTTTATCCCAATATGGATATTTTTGGGGATATTTTGCAGAATATAAAAAAAATACTAAATCACCAGGGACAATAAAATTAGTTTCAAGTTCATTGTAATTTTTTTGTTGGTAGTTCATCAATTCATTCATTAACATATTTGTCCACCAGTCAGTACTTCTATAATTTTTTCCTGCTCTCTCTAAAATATTTTTTGCAATCATTTTAGATCTATTCCTAGTTCTTTTTCTGTTAATATTTTGAATTCATATTTTCTATCTTCACACCATTCTTTTGCTGCTTTCCATTTTGCTTGATTGATTGCCCACATTTTAACAGAATATGCCCAAGATTTTGTTTTTCTTTTTGGGTTTTTTTCTGGCATTTTTAAATCTCTTTGTGGTTTTATTTCTATCACTATACTTC